TGAATGTGCCACAGATTGAAGTTTGACCGCCTCTGTCCGTGGCACTTTCAATACGACATCACTACAACCATCACCGCCAAAACTCATATAAGGGTGGCAAAACTTAGTTGTAATTTCTATTTCTTCATTCATCACTTATCAATAGCGGGAACTAAAACAATATCACTTACTTTTAAATCAAAATAACCACTGACTTTAAAAGAAGTTGGATGAACATAGTAATTACCAGGAGAATAAGGAACTTGATCCTTTTTCAAGGGCACTTTAATTTGAACAGGAAACTGACCACCTAATTCAATATAGGCTTCCTGCGTGCGAATAAACCAATCTTTTCCCGTTTTCTCACTTACCCCTGACCGTTCATCAATTCTGGAAGTTGAAAAAATTTGTACTTTCAATAAATACTGTTCAATGTTTTGATTACTCATTTTTATACCTCTCGGTTAGTTAAATTACGCAGCTAACTGCATTTGGACAAAATCTAATGTTGGTTCAACATACCAATCAGGACGCTGACAACTAAAATCAATTTCAACAAGTTTCATTAACGGAATGATGTTATGGCGTTCGTGGGCTTTGAGGTTTTGCAACTGGGCTTTCGTTAGCCCGACAGCTAATAAGTCTTTTTCGTGTCGCCAGAACGTTTTTCTATCCATTTCTGACTGAGTTTCTAAATATCCATAAGTTAATAAGTTTTTATAAAAACCAAATAATCTATCTGCCTTCGCATAACTAATATTGCCCTTAGGTGTTACTGTGTAATACTGTTTTTTCAGTAATTTCTGAATATTGTCTCGGTTATATACATTCATTTTGCTTTCTCCAACCGCTTGGATAATATCGTTAAAGGCATCTTGCCATAGGTCTTTAATCAGGCTTTTTCCCTGTTTTTCATACTGTCTTTGATACTGGATTAAATCGCATAATTTGCGTGGAATACGGTATTTATCTAAATAACGTTGTTTTAGCCGAGCCTCAAAACGCACACATTGCTTGGAAAATTCAATTAAATTTGGATTGCTTAACACGTTTAGCACATTAAGAAGATTTTGTTTATTTGGCGTACGTTTTAATTCGGATTGGATTTCGGACAAACGTTTTTGCAACTCTGCCCCTTTTAAATAGACTTTAAGGACTCTATGCTCTGAACCACTGTTCCATTCTGCTGTTGTCTCATATTCTCGGTTATATCGCGTTTTCTTGGTTTGCCCTGCTCTCACATTTTGCAAAAAGCTAATCACCTGCTTTTGCATCATTTCAGACGGAATATGAGCTGAATAGGTGACATCAATCCAATCTATCATCGTATTTTCAGTGTCAGTCATTTCGTAGAGTTCTGGCAAGGCTTCACAAAAGGTTTTCAGCATCACAAAACAACAAACATCAAGATTGGTTGAACCAAAGACGTTATGCCCTTGAAGTAATTTTGCGGGACTGGCTTTCAGCTCAATATAAGGCGGGGTTTTCATTCTATCGCTGCCGTTGAAGACTTTCATTGCTAACGAACCAAAATGACTAGGAATGGCTTCATAAGGGTGGGACAGTTCGGCAACATCAAGATCACCGTCAATCTCAAAGGTGACATTGCCTGCCCGTAGTTTAAGACCTGTTCTCTTGGCTATCTCTATCAGGGTTTCTTTCAAAAAAGAGGTTTCCCCGTCTTTGCAAACGAGGATATGCTCTGTTTTGAATGGAATTGATAGCTTCAAGAAGTCGATCACTTATGCCTCTATACCGCATGTGTACATACATCAAATAAAATATACAACTTTTACATACCGCATACAAGCATATTTACATACTTTGAGACAAAAAAAGTATAATAGGACATCAATTACAAACCAGATTTTGAGATAGAAATAATGAGAAAAGATACATCTGTTCGAGTTAATGAAATGAGAAGGAATAAGTTAGAAATGTTAGCTATTGAAATCAGTCATAAGAGCGGAAAACTAACTAAAATGAGTGATATAGTTAATCATCTATTGGATAACTACCTTCAAGAAGCAAAACAGGATTTACTTCATAATGCTGAAAATTCAGGTAAGGATAAAACCAAAAGTACATAATTATTAAAAATAAAGAAATAATTATTCACTCAAGACTGTAGCAATCATTTAAAGATTGATTAATTAATAAACGGATTTGTGTCATTTTGACACAAGAGTGGACTATTAAAGAGAGTCCACTTGGATGAAAGCCTAAATGGACTATGCAAAATTTTGCATTTTTGCATAAATCTTTATTCACTACATGGTAAACGGGAGACATCTTATGCCAAAATCAGATCACAAACATCATAACCAAAGCCAAGAACACGAACAAAATTACCAACTTAGAAAACACGGTCTAAGACAAACTAAAGAAAACAGGGATTTATTGGATAAAATAACACCCCCATATTCAAAGAATACTGATATGGACACATTAATTCAAAAAAACTTAAAAAAATTTGAAAAAGCCTAGGTGGAAAAATGAAAAAATTACTAATGATCTCTTTTGTGACTTTGTTTGTAGCCGCTTGTCAACAACCATCTTTTGAAAGAAAAGTTTTCAAATCATCTCCAACAAAAAAATTAGACGACACAAAATTTTGTGTTTATGAAGGTAAAGAATACTCTAAAGGTAGTGTTATCAAAGCAGAAGGTGTAAACCTAAAATGCGGTACTTATAGCAGTGATGTATTTGATAAAACGTTATCTTGGGGAAAATAGTTATTTGAACTTTAACGTCTAAAGAATTTTGGTTTAGGTTGATAGCGATATTTTCTAATAAACTCTTCTAAATCAACAGGAACTGATGAATTTGTCAGTTCCTTTAAAAACTCCCCCAAGTGTTCCATTTTCTCAAATCTTGCTTGAGTCTGTTCAGCAGTTTCCAATCTGTCAAAAACAAAACGAATTTCAACCGTATCATAGCTAAATCTTATATTATGCTCAGTTTGTTTGAGAAGTTTCACTGCCTCATAAAAATGTCTTGGTGTGATATGCTGAATGGTAATATTTGACATAAATTTAATAACTTAAAATTTCGCATAATAGCGGATTATGTGTAAATTCTTGCGCGGTGCCAATGGCGATTATACCGCGCTGCGAATTGTAACATAATCCGAAAAATCATTATGCGAAATCAATTACAAGGTTAGTGAAAGCTACGCATTAATAAGATCACAGAGTTATGCACAAGTCACAGGTACTAGTAAAACAAGACAAAATAAGGCTGAATAACACGTTGTAACGTGTTGTTTTATCGTTTTATTGAATGGTTAAATTGGAATGTCAGGGAAATGTAAAGACGCACGGTGCGTTTCGCATTATCTAATCAGCTTAAAGGACGTGGCTATAAAGGTTCTGCAGAAGGCGCATTAATTGCTGTGATTTTTTGAAGAATGCCGAGCGCAATGAATTCATTTTTTCAAATAAATATCTCTGTTTCCGGCGCTGCAGCCGCTGCGCCTTACGTCAGGAGAAAATGCGTGGCATTTTCCCCCGACACCCCCCTATAATATTGCTAATTCAAATTTAATGATGAAGTAACAAGGTAAAAACCACAAAGCGCAGGCGTGTAACGCCTTTACCCTTTGTGGTTTTTACTTTATGAAATTCAATTAGATCATTTTAACTTGCAATAAAATTACAATGTCTGTCTTAGTGTTTGATTTAGATTTTCCCGTCAAGAAGCCTTTCGGTAAGAATGAAAAACCTGTTTCACCCTCCGTTAATTTGTTTTCAGCCAGTCCGCCTAAAACCACAATATCACCACTTTTAAGCGTAACATCAGTAACAATATCGCGTTTAATCAGTGTTGGCGATTGATTTACGCCCGTATCCGTCTTCACAAAATTAGAAAGTTGTTGATTGATTTTTAAGTCTATCGCATTACTTTTAATCGTTGGTTGTATATCAAAGATCACACCAGAAGAACGATATTCAATCGATTGAATAGGTCTGCCGTCCTGATAGGTAACATTTGATAAAACAGGCACATCAGAACCTACTGAAAAATTTCCCTTTGAACCTGATTTTACACGCAACGTTGGGCTACTAACGACTTGAAAGCGTTCATCAGTGCGAAATAACTCAATCATTGCATCCAAATTCCCTGCATTAACCGTAATAAAATTTTCATAGTTTTGTTTGTAACCAATGTTGATACCCAGTTTTCCCGATAGCAATTTTGCCAATAAATTAATTCCGCTTCCTTCTTTGGCAATGTCCTGCACTTCAAAAACATAACCCGTTACAACGACTTCACGGCTTGGCGTATCAACCGATTTTAAAACTGATTTAATTCTTGCAATATCTTCCGCTGTTCCATAATAAACGAGCTTATCACCACTTGCCGAGACTTGCCCCTCTCCTTGTAAAAACTGCGCAAGATATTCTGTATCACGATGAACAGGATTATAAACAAAACTGTGTTTGATAATTTTTGGCGGTTTTGGCTCAATATGCGCAAGGTAAACTACGCCATTTTTCTCATAGGTTTTGATATTCATATTTTCAAAATAGCGTGTAATAAACTGATTAAAATCTTGGTCTTCCTTGGTATGAAAGCTGATTAACCGTGTATCTGCTGCTAATTTTGGATCAAGCATATAAGGCTTTTCTAAAACTTCATCATAGATCATTCCTACCGCTTTCGGTAACGGTACGGCTTCAAGCTTAAAATCAACATTTTTTGCCTGCGCGACGCCAAACAAAAAACAGGAAAAAAAGCATAAAATGTTACGTTGTAATTTCATTGTTTTACTCCAGAATAATAATTAACCCGTTGATTATCAATAATGCCTTCCAACATTCGCCCCGTAAAATTAAAGTTAGAACGTGGTTCTAACCGTAAATTACCTTGGTTATCAGCCAAAATCACAAAGGCTTTTCCTGATTTTTGTAACTCCCCTGTTATGCGCCATTGCGTTGATAACGGTAAAGTTACTTGAAGTTGTGGCTGATTATTTAATGTAATCGCTTCAATTTCCTTATTTTCGCTTAATGTCTGTTCAACTTTTGGCGTATCCTGTTCAGGTGGCGTAAAAAAGCTAATGAGCTTATATAACGAAAACCCGACAATCAATACGGCAAACACGGCAAAATATTTAATACTGGATTTATTCAGCGCGTTTTGCCGTTTATCTGTGACTAATTCCCGTCCATTATCGGTTTCATAGCTTTTATAAAGCGGAAAAATAGCCTTATCATACTTTTCTTGATAACTTGCCGTCTTTGCGGTTTTCCAACATTTATTACCCGAAAACACATCAACCCGATAACGACTTTTTAACCCTGCGGCAACCAATTTTGTCATTTTGAATGTCGTTTCAATTCGCTCCACAAGCTCTCTTTGTAAATTGGTTAAATCCTGATTCAATATGACAAAATCACAAGAAATGCCGTTACTATCTGTAAAATGTCGGTGTTCTGATAAAAATGAAAAGTGGTTATCATTGATTTTTTCTTTCTTTGGGAAAAATCGCCACGCTTCATCAATAATGATTAAATCTCCTGCTTTACAAAAGGTTTCAATGTTATTATCTATTGCGTTCTTGTAAGGGTAAAAATCAACACCTAAGCATAAATCATTATCGACAATAACCAATTCACCTAAGTTATCAGGCGACAATTTTTTATCTTTTGATAGGCAATATTCTTCAATTAATTGTTTGTTTAATCCGTAAATATTTGAAACTACCCTACGCCCCGAAGCAATGGCGGGAATGATGACAGACTTCACCACTTCATAAGATTTTCCGTGTCCAGGTAACCCCACAT